ATATTATTCAAATTTTATATAATAAAAATTCAAAAAATAAAAAAATTAAATATAATATTAAAAAAATTTAAAAATAATATACTTAAAAATCAAAATAATTTTTTCAAATTAACAGCTTAAAGGAGTACTTATGATTCCATTATCAAAAGTTATAAAACCAAAAGATCCGAGTATTAAAGTACTTAAAGTAGTTCATGAGCCTTATAGATATCAAATATCAGTTATTAGCATTAATGCGACAACTAAACCTCCTCCTCAGGTTTATGTTGTTAAATTTGAATGCAATACTGAAAAATTAACACCGCAATCTCAAATAAAAGGATATTGTGATTGTCATGATTTTAGATATAGGCAAGCTTATTGTTGGTATGTTCATGATGCTTTATTATTACCACCGGCTTTCGTATTGCAACCACCAGAAAAAACAAATCCAGATTGTCAATTAAGAATGTGTAAACATATGGCAACAGCAGCTCATTATATTTTATCGAGAAATTTATGAAAAAGGATGAAAAATGAAAAATTTCTTAAAAGTTTTTACTAATTATGAAGAATACTGTAAATATCAAAAAGAAAACAGAAAAAATAAATTTTTATTTTTATTAAAAAAATTATTAAAATATAGTATAATTTTAATAGTTTGGATTACAGCAATTGTTTGGTTTATTTCTATTGCTAGTTTAGTTTTTATGCCTCTTGGACTTTTAATTATTCCTTTTACTAGCCTTACATTTAAAATGTATGCTTTAATTATTGGAGAATTATTTATTTATGCATATTTATCAACAATAATTTTTATTTTTCTTTATAATTTATTAAATGCATATATTAAAAATAAAAGTGGTTTAGAAATAGAAGAATATACTCAAATGATAGATAATTGGAAAAAAAGATGTAAAGAAGAATTAAAAAAAGAAAATGATTATATTGATGTTAGCTGCGAGGAGGAGTGATGACTGAATCAATTAAAGAACTTAAAGATTTAATTAATAAAAATTATAATAAATTATTACAAAATTATCCAAAAAAAGATTCTAAAGAATATCTTTTTATTTCTCAAGAATTAAAAGATTTATTTTATTTTCTTTTTGATTTAGAAGAATTAAAATTAGAATGCATGCTACCAACGTGTAAATTTGATTTTTTTATTTTATCACAAAGCAATGGAGAAAAAATTTATAATAAAACTCAAGTTATTGGAGATTATGAAAAAATATATTTTTATCCTTGGTTATTAGAACAATTTCCAGAAAATTCAGAATTAATACAAAAAGCATTTATAGATTTCAAAAAAATATAAAAATCAAGAAAACTCTTGATTTTTTCTTTATATTTTAATATAATTTTAGTCTAAAAATTAAAAGGAGGCTCATGATTTCAATTGATTTTAGTATTTATGAAAATCTTCCAAATCTTCCAGAAGTAAAAACTTCTTCAATTTATTCTTCAAATAAATCAGAAAAATTTCATCCAGAAGGACCTTATTCTGAGCAAATATTTGGACCAATTAAAAATTATAGATGTCAGTGTGGTAAGACTTTTGGGAAAATCAATGAAGGTAAAAGATGTGAATTTTGTGGAGTACTTTGTGCTTCAAATACATTAAGATCTAAAACTTTTGCAAAAATTAAATTACCTAAATTTATTTATGTAATTAATCCGGATTTTATAGGAACAATCGAGCAAATATTTGGACCATTTGCTATTAAAAATATTTTAAATGTTAAAAAATTTCAAGAAAATAGAGAATTTCCTTATTATTATTCTCTTGAAAAAATGAAATTAATTAAAGTTACTAAAATTAAAGAAAATGAAAAAATTATTGAGCAGCCAGTATTTGATATTACTACTTTAAAGAAAGTTTTTGATTTATTACTTGAAGAGCCAAAAACTAAAAAATTTATTGAAAATAAAGTTTTTGATCCGGTTGTTCTTAAATATTTTTTTTTAAATGATATCATTGTTATTCCACCAGAATCAAGACCTATTGTAAAATTAAATAATACTAAAACAATTGTTCATACTATTTCATCGCTTTATCAAAAATTATTAAATTCAAAGAAAAATATTTCAGATTCACTTTATCAAGAAAATTCTGAAATTTTTGGATATACTGTTTATAAGTATCAAGAAAAAATTAATGAAATTTATGAAGAACTTGGTGAGACAAATTTTAGAAAGAAAAATTCTTATATGAGAGAATCAATGGCTGGTAAAACAATAGAATTTTCTCAAAGAGCAGTTATTGTTCCTAATCCAGCAATCAAACCTTATGCTGTAGGAATGCATAAAGAATCTGTTCAAAAAATATTTTTACCAGAATTACTTAAATTTTTATATGATAAATTTGATGATAATGATATTGATTATCTTGGAGTAAATGTAATTGAATTCTTTCAAAATATTTATAATTTTATTGGTCATTCAGAAAAAATTGACATACCTGATGAATTATTTATAGAATTTTTAGATAAAGAAATAAAAAACTTTAGAATGTTTATTGAAAGACAGCCAGTACTTTGGAGATATAACACTATTGGTGTTCTTCTACAACGTGTAATTAATGATGATGATCTTTTTAAATTTGAGGAAGAGAACGATGGAAAATAAAGCATTATATCAAGAAAAAGCTCAAGAACTTCTTGAGCTCATTAAAGAAAAATTTACAGCAAAAAATGGTAAAATCGATGCTAATAAAATTAAAAAAACTCCAGAAGTTCTTAATAAAATTTATGAACTTACGAATAAAATTCCAAATAAAGAAAATATTCCGATCAGAGATTTAATTTGGTGTATAAAAAATGGTTTCAATGAAGTTCCTAGATGTAAAACTTGTAAAAAAGAAATTCCTTTAAAAATCGAAAGAGGAAATAAAAGATATCCAAAGGGTTATATTAGACAATATTGTTCATTAAAATGTTTTAATAATGATCCAGTAAAAAAAGCAGAATTTAGAGAAAGAGAAAAAATAAAAGCTAAAGAACGACTTGAAAAACGTAAAAGAACTATTAAAAAACAACATGAATTTTTAGATAGTGAAATTATAAAATTATGTAAAGAAAATAAGTTTGAAATAATTCAAAATTTATTGAAAAAATATAAATTTATTGATTCTCGTAATCGGTATAAAATTCAAAAAATAAAAGATTATTTACCAAACTTTTGGAATACAATTGAAA